AGTACGCGAGTTAGCTGGACTAAGATAAATCCAATAATAAAGCATTTTATGCTTGACAAGATAAATAATATCGTGTAGTATGTAATAGTGCTATACATTTAGGCACACGACTTAAACAAAGACATAGGCAACATTATAGGAGGCACAACTATGGCATCATTAGCAGAAATTAGAGCAAAGCTCAAAGAACAAGAATCACGCACAGGCGGTAATACAGCAAGCAGCGGCGGTGATAACAGCGTTTATCCATTTTGGAATATTAAAGAAGGCGAAAGTTGTACTTTCCGTTTCCTTCCTGATGGCGATGCTGACAACACTTTCTTTTGGAAAGAACGTTTAGTAATTAAACTTCCGTTCCAAGGTATTAAAGGAGAGACAGATTCACGTCCGGTACAAGTACAAGTTCCGTGTATGGAAATGTACGGCGATTCCTGTCCAATTCTACAGGAAGTACGTGGTTGGTTCAAAGATTCTAGCCTTGAAGATATGGGTCGTAAATATTGGAAAAAGCGTAGTTACATTTTCCAAGGATTTGTTACAGACAATCCTCTACAAGAAGACACTGTTCCCGAAAATCCAATTCGTAGATTTATTATCGGTCCTCAGATTTTCCAAATTATTAAACAAGCTCTTATGGATCCTGACATGGAAGAACTACCAACAGATTATACTGCTGGTGTAGACTTCCGCCTTAACAAAACATCAAAAGGTGGTTATGCAGACTACGGCACAAGCACATGGGCACGTAGAGAGCGTCCATTAGGCGATGCTGAAATGCAGGCTGTTAATACACATGGACTGTTTAATCTTAACGATTTTCTTCCTAAAAAACCAGATGCAAATGCATTAAAAGTAATGCAAGAAATGTTTGAGGCGTCCGTAGACGGTGAAGCATATGATGCAGATCGCTGGAGCAACTACTTCCGTCCTGCTGGTATGGCAGCACGTACAGGTGATCCAATGACAGCAGCATCACTACAAGCAACTGCTACAAGTCAAAGTGCGCCAGCCCCTGCTCCAGCAGCAGATCCACGCATGGATGACATTCCTTTTAAGTCAACTGAAGAAGCAGCAGCAGAAGCAGCACCAGCAGCAGCCGAACCTGCAGGCGGAGCACAAGACATTCTTGCAATGATTCGTGCAAGACAATCTCAATCATAAAATCATGTGGGGGAGAAATCCCCTACACTTTGGCTTAATAAGGAGTAACTATGGCTAAATCATTTGATGTTAGTAAGTTTCGTAAGGACTTAACAAAAAGCATATCAGGCATGAGTACAGGCTTTAATGATCCAACTGATTGGATTAGCACAGGCTCATATGCACTGAACTATCTTATTAGCGGCGACTTTCACAAGGGTGTTCCGCTCGGTAAGGTAACTGTATTTGCAGGCGAATCAGGCGCTGGCAAGTCTTACTTTTGTGCAGGTAATATTGTAAAACATGCACAAGATCAAGGCATCTTTGTTGTATTAATCGATAGTGAAAATGCACTAGACCAAACTTGGCTAGAAGCACTAGGCGTTGATTGTAGCGAAGATAAATTATTAAAACTTAACATGTCTATGATTGATGATGTAGCAAAAACTATTTCAACATTTATGGCAGACTATAAATCTATGGATGAAGCAGATCGTCCTAAAGTATTGTTTGTAGTTGACTCGTTAGGTATGTTATTAACACCTACTGATATTGATCAGTTTAACAAAGGTGATATGAAAGGTGATATGGGTCGTAAGCCAAAGCAATTGACCGCACTTGTTCGTAACACTGTTAACATGATCGGTAGTTATAATGTAGGCTTAGTATGTACTAATCACACTTATGCATCACAGGATATGTTTGATCCAGATGACAAGATTAGTGGCGGACAAGGCTTTATCTATGCATCTTCAATTGTTGTAGCAATGAAAAAGATGAAACTAAAAGAAGATGAAGACGGTAATAAGATTAGTGAAGTACGTGGTATTCGTGCAGCCTGTAAGGTTATGAAAACACGTTACGCAAAACCTTTCGAAGGCGTACAAGTAAAGATTCCATACGAAACAGGTATGAATCCTTATAGCGGACTAGTAGAATTGTTTGAAGCAAAAGGCTTACTTGAAAAACAAGGCAATCGTCTAAAGTATACCGACGTAAATGGTGAAGAACATCTTGATTATCGAAAGCAATGGGTCGGCGAAAAGCTTGATATGATCATGAACCAATACAAAGAAAAACTTGCTCCTGTGCTAAATAACGACACAACAAATGCAGATCTTATTGACGAAAATGAGGAGGAGTCTGCATAAATGAGGAGCAACTCGAAGATGAATGAAGAACAAATAGCAGATATTTGGTCTTTGTTTAAAGAATATTTAGACAAGAAACAGATCGAACTAGC